GTACCAGAAGTTCCTGGGCAGGAAGGGTCTAGTGGGGACGTCCCCACTAGACCCTTCCATCGAGTGAGGGGGCCGCTCGGATGACCATGACCGACCCGCCCAATGACGTAGTACCCAATCCACCGTTCCTGGGCCTCTACACCGAAGAGGACATGGGGCTGAAGAACCTGCTTCAGGGCCTCTACGTCAGTGACCTCAACGCTCCCAATGAGACCCGCCCGGTGCCGGTGTGGTTCCACAACCCAGAACGTGAGGAGCGGCGCGTCACCTACCCGAATATCACGATCCGATTCGACAGCGAGCGGGTGGCGCACGAGCGTGAAAACCGGGGCTGGGTGCAGATCCAGTACAAGTACCTCCAAAACGTCCAGTTCGACACCGACCCGTACCCTTCCATCAACTACCCCTTGCCGATGGACTTCGACTACACGGTCACGGCGTCGGCCCGGATCAACCAGCACATCAGCCAGATCTCGGGTCACCTGGCGATGAGCAAGCTGCACCCGCGCTTCGCTCAGATGGAGTGCCCCGGAGGCACGGTGCGCCGCATTACCGTCCTGGGTGTCTCCCGGACCAACAGTATGGAGATCGAGAAGCGGATCTTCCGCCAGATCTACCAGCTTCGGATCTCCACCGAGATCGAGGACATCGTCACTCTGCTCCCCACCAGGGTGCGCCAGGTGGTCATCAACCTCCTGGAGAAGAACACCGGGCAGCAACTGTGGGGTCCGAGAAGTATCGCCACCATCACCCCTGCCAGCTACCTCAGTTCCGAGATACCCGGCCAGTACCAACCAGTGGAGGAATAGCCAATGCCCACCTTGACCAGGCCAGGGGTGTACGTCAGTACGTCGTCCTTCCCCACCTATGTCAGTTCCTCGCCGGGTACGGCGTCGGCCTGCTTTGTTGGAGTGTGTCCTCGCGGCCCTGTGATCCCCACCAGGGTGAATAGCTGGCGCGAGTTCACCAACCTATTCGGTGGGTTTGAGACCGCCTATCCGCCCAGCTTGCTGCACCTGGCGGTGTACACCTTCTTCTCTGCTGGCGGCTCCAGCGCCATGATCATCCGGTCCTACCGGACTGACGCCTCAGGCCCCACCCTCGCCACCACCACGGTCAACGATCAGGCCACCACGGCGGTACCTACCCTCCAGATCAACGCCGACAACGTGGGGGCGTGGGGCAACAACCTGTGGGTCAACATCATCCCAGGGACACAGAAGGACAGCCTGGGGAGCATCACCAGCTTCACCATCCAGGTGATGTACAAGGGCAGCGCTCCTGCCAATGTGGTGGAGACCTGGCCGGATCTGTCCATGTCGCCAGGATCCGCCGTCCTGGGCGTGAACAACTACGCCATCAACATCGTCAACAATCCCTACACCGGGTCGAACTACATCAGCTTGACCGACAAGGCAGCTACCAGCGCCAATCCACGCAGTGTGGTTGATGGTGTGACTACGAGCGCTTCGCCCAACTTCACGTCGGCTACTGCGGCCTTCGTCGCCTCCGACAAAGGAGGCACGCTCTCTGGGCCGGGGATTCCAACTGGCACCCTGATCAGCACCGTCACCAGTGCCACGGCAGTGGTCATGTCCAACAACGCCACGGCGACAGGGTCTAGCGTGCATGTGACCATCACGCCACCGGCCTACATCGACAACCCGGTGACCAACCTGGGTCCGATCAACTTGTCTGGTGGTGGCGACGGCTCTCCCATCACCTTCCAGGATCAGTTGGCCGCCCTCCAGTTGCTTGACCAGTACCCGGATCAGCCCTTCGTGATCAATATGCCGGGGCTGACCGCTGGCTCGGACATCACGGGCGTGGTGGGCTACGCCCAGCAGCGTGGCGACAGCTTCGTGGTCATCGACTGCCCGCCGGCCATGAGTCCTGCTTCCATGGTGACCTTCGTCCAGGGCCTGTCGGCTAGCTCTCAGTGCGCCATCTACTACCCCCAGGTGCAGATCTCCGATCCGTACTCGTCTGTTCCTGGTGTGACCAGGATGGTGGGGCCAGGTGGCTTCGTCGCTGGCATGTACATCGCCACCGACGCCAATAGAGGGGTGCAGAAAGCGCCCGCTGGCCTGGGAGCCACGTTGCTGGGGGCCTATGGCCTGGAGAGAACCCTCACCAACGCTGACCAGGGCAGCCTGACCCAGGCCAACGTGAACTGCCTGATCTCGGTGCCAGGGTCCGGGGTGGTGATCTGGGGAGCGCGGACTCTGTCGCCCTACCTCGTCACCCGGTACGTTCCTGTCGAGCGCACGCTGCTCTATCTCCAGACCGAGTTGGCAGCTATGACCAAGTTCGCTGTTTTTGAGCCGAACGACTGGGTGTTGTGGAACTCCATCACCATGATTCTCAGCCAGTTCTTGACGTCCTTCTGGCAGAGCGGTGGCCTTCAGGGCACGAACGCCGCAGCGGCGTACTACGTCACCTGTGACGAGTCCAACAACACACCGCAGACCATCCAGCAGGGCATCGTCAACGTCGAGGTGGGCGTGGCTCTCCAGTACCCCGCCGAGTTCGTTGTCATCCAGATCGGTCAGTGGGCTGGTGGGCAGAGCGTCAGCGTCACGACCGTTTAGGAGGAACCATGACCACACGTCCACTGAACTCTGACCCGCTGCGGAACTTCCGCTTCCTGGTCACCATCACCTCGCCCAACAGCACCGCTGTTCCTACGACTATCGGTCGTATGGGATTCATGGCGGTATCGGGTCTATCTGTCAACAATGAGGTCATTCCTTACCGCGAAGGTGGGAACAACACAACTACGAGGAAGATGCCAGGACAATCGGACTTTGGCCCTCTTACGCTCACAAGAGGGTTCATGGCTACCCCGCTTAATGGCGGAAAAGGTGGCACCGATGAGATCTATCGCTGGTTTGAAATGATCTTCACCGTGACCGGTGGAGGTGGCAGTGGTACTGGCGCGCCAGGCATGAACTTCCGCTCTAGCCTTACGATTGACGTCCTCCAGCACCCCGTCACCAAGACCGGGTACGCTGCTGGCGTCGACAATCCACCGGCTATCAAGGCTCGCTTTGCGGTGGCAAACGCATGGCCCATGGGCTACAGCTTCAGTGATCTGGAAGCCGGTGGCAACGCCGTATTCATTGAAAACCTGACGTTAGCCCATGAGGGTTTTGCGGTACTAGCTGGCTCTATGGATCCGGCTAGTTTCATCGGTCCAGCCAAGATGCCGCCTGGTTGGTGATATGTCTAACACGCCCGATCCATTGGCTGAGTTCACAGCCACTATCATTGACGACCCGGACAAGATCAACGCCATAGCGAGGGATGTCACTAAGCCCCCGGTGCCGATGATGCCCTCGCTGCCGGCTGACACAGTGACTCTGCCCGGTGGCTTCCTGGATCAGGACGGCAGGCTGCACACAGAGGTCCGCATCCGGGAGATCAATGGCTCCGATGAGGAGGCCATGGCACGGGAGCTACGCAGCCCCACCGTCAATGTGCCCAAGGTGGTCGACCTCATCCTCAAGCGGTGTGTGCTGGGCGTCGGTGACCTGGAGTCGACGCCCAGGCTGTTGGGTCAGATGCTGACCGGGGACCGGGCCGCGCTCATGCTGGCGATCCGCGTCCTGACCTTCGGTAACGACTGGGAAGTGCCCGACTTCCCCTGCCGGGAGTGCGGCAAGACCTTCGGCTGCATCGTGGAGTTGGACTCCTCCATCGAGATCAAGAAGATGGACAACCCCATGGTGCAGGACATCGAGGTGACCCTCCGCAACGGTCATCTCGCCCTCGTACACATGCTCACCGGGGACGTGCAGCTTGAGATGGTGGGTGATGGCAATAGGACCGGCCCGGAAGAGGCGACCATCGCTATCGACCGCTCCATACGCTCGCTCGATGGCAACCCTGTCATGGGTCACATTGCCCAGAAGATGAGCATGGCCGACCGGCGCAAGATCGTTGAGGCCATGGCTGACGGGCAACCCGGCCCCCGTATGGAGGAGGTGATGGTCACATGCACCGAGTGCGGACGGGAGGCCGGCTATCAGATCTCGCTGGTGGATCTCTTTCGTTAGCGACCTCACCC